ATGAACAAAGCAGATTTAATTTCAGCTGTTGCTGAAAAATCAGGGGTTACTAAAAAAGACGCAACTGCTGTCTTGGCTGCCATCATCGATACTGTTGAATCAACATTGAAGTCTGAAGAAAGCGTACAAATTATGGGCTTTGGTACTTTTGAAACACGTAAACGTGCTGCACGTAAAGGACGTAACCCTCAAACTGGTGAAGAAATCGAAATCCCAGCATCTGTTACACCAGCTTTCAAACCTGGTAAACAATTAAAAGACGCTGTGAAATAAAACAGCTTTAGGAAGCCTGTAATATCGGGCTTCCTTCTTTATTTATCATCAATACATAATCTAAAAGGGGCACGAAAGGGGCAACTTGTCAAAGTCCTATCTCTGTCAACTTGGATGTAATGTCTGCTTTCATCTGTTTGGTGACGTGAGTATAGATTTTAGTCGTGATGTCAGAATCCTCATGGCCGACGCGTTCCATGATAGCTGTTAGTTGTATGCCGTTTTCAGCTAATAGCGATACATGCGTGTGGCGGAAGATGTGCGAAGTTAGCGTTTTGTGTGCAAGACCTACACGCTCCCCAGCTCTTACTAGCGCACGATTAAATGATGAGTATATCATTGGTGTACCGTTTTTGGTGACAAATACATACTCACCTGGCAAGTAGCCGTTGCGTGTCAGACTGTCTAATTTATTTTCGTCGATAGATCTCTCTACTAGTTTAATACATCTTGGTGTCAGGTTGATTGTCCGATTACTCATCAGTGTTTTTGGAGGGCCTTTCCTAGCTGCACGAAATCCGTTTCCGTAATCTATTGTTCCGGTGATAGATGCGCTAGTCAAATTGTTATTAAAATCGGTGGGTGTAAGTATAACTGCTTCGCCAATGCGGCATCCTGTTAAATACATAAATTCTGCAAGCCTACCCACACGATAGGTAGAGGGCCTGCGGTAGAGTTCTTTAATTAGTTTTTCAGCCTCGTCTTTTTCGAGATATTTGTTGCTGATTTTTTCTCGTGTCGCCTCATCCTTCTTAGCATAGGATATCTGGACTTTTTCCAATGGGTTTTCTGATATGTATCCCATGCGATAGGCGTATTTAAATATATTGTTTAACTGCGATTTGATGCTTGCAGTATAGTCGTTTGAGTATTCTAAGCCATCAAAAAATGTTTGGAAGAGCTTCGTGTCTGCATTTTTAGCCAGTGTATTCTTATCGATTTTATCAAAAATAACTTTCTGCTGTGCCTTATACGCACGGATTGTGGAAGGCCGTATCCGATGCACTTTTTGATGGTGACTAAACCACTCTTCCACAAGATTGTGGAGGTTGATATCGGACAAGGTGGCCGTCTCTTCGGCTTTGCCAATTTTCTCATCCAATAATTTCTGTGCCTTCTTCTGCGCTTGTTTGCTGTCGCTGGTCAAGATTATCGACTTGCGTTTATACTTTTCTGTATACGGGTCTTTATAGCGCTCAATATATTTAAATCTGCCGTCTGGCAATGTCTCCATCCACATTGTAATCAACTCCTATTATTTGTTATAATAGGCATAGCTAAATAAGCCTAGCCGTTTATTTATGTTAGACACGTCGCTTGTGAGAGGGGGACGTGTTTTTTATTGTTTCTTTTGCAGTTCTTTTGCTTTTGATAACCTTGTTTTAAATTTTGCTAACTTTGGTGCTACATCTTGCCGACCTGAGTTAATGTTTTTAAAAACATCGATTGCGGTTTCTAATACTCTTACTTCATTGTCATAGTCTTTTCTTTTACGATATATAATAGCTAGTCTATCGTATGGACGATTCCCCTCGAAGCGGTTAGTTACATTTCTTTCATAATACATAATAGCCTTGTCTATGTTCCCTGATTTTTCGCAACTCATACCTCTATGGTTGTTATCGACAGCTTGCTCCAAAGCGTTTTTACTACTATTTGTACTCTTTTTAGGTTGGCTGCTAGTAAATAAATTAAATATCCCCATAATTACCACCTAATCCTTATAAACATCAGCAAACAATGTATCGCCATTGTATTCAAAGTTAAATACATAACCATTTGATGTAAAAGATGTTTCTTCTTTGCTTTCCAAAATATTATTATATGCCTCAGCCACACGCTTGTTTTCAGCCTCATAAACGCCTTGGAAGGCTGCTAAAATCGTAGGTAATTCTTGATTGGCGTCGCCTTCCGTACGCATTTCCAAGCCAATGATATTTCCGTCATAAACATTAACAGTGGTAGTCACGCCATTTTCGCTTGCTACATCCATAAAGCCGTCATCGACAGACTCTGGAAAAGAAGTCTTAGCATTATCGTTGATAGAAGATATAACGGAATTCATCATATACGCAAAGTTTTCGTAGTCGTCGATTTTTTCTTTTGCATCAATCGTTACGTCTTTGTCCAGTGAGCTATCATCGTTTTTAAAAGTTACAGTAACGTTTTGATCAACACCTAAAAAAGGAATAGCAATCTGAAAATCATCTCCATTTTTTTCACCTTTAAAAATAGAGCCATCACTTGTTTTTGCTTCCAGAGAATCAATGTTTTTGCCAGAGCCTCCAACGTAAGCGTAGATTGCTTCATCGTTGTCCACAGATATGTTTCCCTCAATTTCGTTGGAAGAGCACCCGGTTAGTAAAACTGTCCCCAAAAATAGTCCCAACATTACTTTTTTCATTCATTTCCCTCTTTTCTGGTATAATTGACATTACATAAGCATATACCTTAAAAGGGTAACCCTAGCCGGAGCTGGAACTCCGACTGGGGTATTTTTTTACATAATCACACGGCCGATAACAAATAGGTTGTCACATTCATCAGCGTAAAAATCAGGGTAGAGGCGACTGCCATCAGCTTTGATATCCGTATTGAGTGATACTAACCTCATCCGTTTATCTTCCAAATAAATCTTTTTGATAAACGCTTCGTTGTTGATTTCTATCGCTGCGATTTGTCCGTTAAATATATCTTGTGTTTCATTGACAAAGACCACTTCGCCATCTTCAAACATCGGTTCCATTGAATCTCCCGACACCACAAACGCCATATCATACTTAGGTGGGGCGCTATCAACTTCCACAGTCTCAATGACCGATTTATCATTATAGGCACCGCCACCGGCTGATAACCGTCCGTAGATGTCTACTAGTTTCGGTTCGCGTCGTTTAAGTGGCACTATCTTACCAGCGTCAGCGACACCGTATTTTTGCTCTCTTAATTGACGATCAGCAAAGTTGTAAACTTTTGCTTGGCGTTTTTGATCGAGCTGGTTGTAGATGGTTTCGATGGAAGGAACATCATTTTCCTTATCTTCTTTTGGAACATCGTAACCAAGTAACCACGCCTCGCTCACATTTAAAGTTTTAGCCAGTAAATAAAGTTTGTATTGGTCGGGCGAGGATTTACCATTGACATATTGCGATAGATGACTTTTTGACATTTTTATTCCAGTTTCTTTTTGTAAAGGTAAAGACATATTCAGAATATCAACTTGCTTTAAATTTCTTTCAGACATTAACTGATTAAGTCGTTGTTGAGTCGTTTGCTTCATCTTATACCTCCTTTCTGATACTCATTATATACCTTGTTGAACATAAGTTCAATAAAAAAGTTAAATCAATTTGAACTTTTATGTTGACAAAGTTTTATACAGGGGTTATACTTTGGGTACAAAGTTCAAAACATTTGAACTAGAAAGGAGCGGACTAATATGAGTTTTGATTATTCTAAGTTGTCAGGAAGAATTGTTGAAAAATATGGAACGCAATATAATTTTTCAATCGCTTTAGGTTTGTCGGAAAGAAGTTTGTCATTAAAGCTGAATAACCGAGTACCATGGAAAAGCACCGAACTTCAAAAAGCTATTGAATTGCTAGACATTCCAAGAGAAGAAATTGGCGAATATTTTTTTAATTTAGAAGTTCAAAAAGTTTGAACTAAAGAAAAAAAGGAGGTTAAACAGTGAACGAAATAACTTTAGATGATGGCTTCTTTAACCCTTATCCAAAAATGAAGTTTTCTACAAAAGAAGAAGCAAAAACATTTTGGAGGATAATGTTTGATTGTGAAGGTGGAATGATGGAACTCACATTTTCACTTTTTGATTTTGCGGGAAACAAACCTAAAACAAGTTTTACTAAACACGAAAACGCGTTTCATCTGATATATCCGTATTTAGAAAGACAAGTGACGTTCGGTCTCGGAAAGGGAGCTTATAAAAAGTATGGAGTTTTGAAATACACGGCTGATTTTTATGACAGAAAGAACAACGTTGTTTACGAGATAGATGGTGACGGTCATAACTGGGAGCTTCAAAAACTTAAAGATGAAAAACGAGACTTAATCTTAGAATTGGAATTTGGGATAAAAACAATAAGATTTAGCAACTACGACGTTGAAAAAATGATGTTAAAAAGAATTAGGGAGGTTGGGCTAGTTGGCGAATTTTTCCCTGGAACAAAATGAAACTTCTAATTTTGCGAGTTTTGACTATTCAAAGCTAACAGACAAAGAACGTCTATCTACTTTAGAAAACGAAAAAAAATTAGATGAACTATACAAAAAATACCAGCCAGAAATTGGAGAGATTTTGTACAAACAACAACAAATACTAGCTAACCACAATGAAGGTGTCTTTCAACAATGGTATGAGTCGAAAGGGTTTAAACGCTGGAAAGTATACGACTATATAAATAAATATAATTATGTTCTCCGAAATTCGGAAGACCCTCAAAAAATAGATATATTTGAAAATATGTCAAATACACTACAAAGTGAAATTTCAAAGCCATCTACTAAACCAGAAGTTGCCGAAGCAATCCTGAACGGTGATGTAAAAACAAAAAAAGAAATTGAAGCTTACAAACGCCAACTCAAAGCCAAAGACGAACAAATCGCCACACAAGCGAAGATGATTGACGACTTGCAGGAACAAGAACCGCAAGTTATCGAGAAAAAAGTTGTCGTGGAAAAGATTCCTGCTGATTATGAAAATCTGAAAACGACTAACGAGCAACTAGAAAAACAGCTCTCATCAGTCCGTAGCGACTTGAAAATGAAAAAAATGCAGTATGACTTGCTGGAGCAGAACACCGAAAGCGCTAAAACGCTTGAAGCTAATATCAAAGCCTTGCAACAAAAAGAAAAATCGATTGACCAGCGTGTGAAAGCGACGATCGAATTTAACGATTTAATGCGAGAAATTGAAACGTTCTTTGACACGAAAATGGCAAGTCTCAGATTTAAACCACTTATCAATGATTTGTACGATACGGAAGCCTCAAACAAGCTTTCCGAAGTCGTAAACAGCGTTGAATTTTGGGTAAGCGAAATGCGGAAAATCATCCCGAATGAAAAAACAAAAATTATAGAAGGAGAGATTATCGATGGATAACACGCCAGTTTTAAGAAAAGAGAATAAAGGCTTGGAAGTCTTGCAATTTACACTTCAACGTCAAGATGACCAAAGCAAAGTAATGCAAGAAGTCATTACAGCAGTTATCGAAGTAAGAGACGAAATGGTTGAAATGAGAGATGAAACGAAAAAGCAATTTGAAATGATGAAAGACGAAAACAAAATCACACGTCGCCAAGCAGGAAAATTAAAAAGTGCAGTCGGTAAAAAGTCTGCAAAGTTGGTTAATGACCTTTTCGGTAAAAGAGTATCTAACGAATTGTTTTCCAAAAAGACGGGTCATTTAACACGAGGCATTTATACGAAATTAGGCATTGAATATGATGTTTCAAGTTATTTAGATATCCGCAGCATTGACTTCGAAAAGGCTAAATCTTTTGTTCAAGGCTTAGAATTATCGGATTTTGAAAGCTATCAACTGAGAATAACTGACAAACAAGCTGAAACGGCAGAAAAACACGGAGATGATATTTCGTTCTTGTTGGAGGAATCAAAATGATTGAACATGACAACATAATTGATGTTCTAAAATATTTGTTTGAATTGAGTGATGCTAAAAACATTACAATCGACGGAAAAGTCGCAACTGTTGAAGACTTACAAGAATCGTACAAAGAAGCCCTTGTTAATCTTGCTGATTTATTAGGTGTGAGCGAGTTGTATTTAAAATAAAGGAGGCCTAACCATGGAACTAATCATCAAAGGAACACCAGAAGAAATAAAAAAAGTGCTCCAAGCTATTGCGAGTAGCAAGGAACAACCAAGAAGAAAACATCCAGAAGCAAAAATAGAATATGATCCACAGACGGGTGAAGGAAAGCTTATTCCTCAAAAGAAATAATTACTTTCTTACTTCTGACTGGAATTGTCTGGTTGAATTTACGGTTTGAATAGATGCTCAAAAATTCATCGTCACGAGTAACGCATATTACAGTATCATCTTCAAACTCTTGAAGAACCATATCATGATTAACGGTAAATACTGTACGAGTCTTAGCTGGCAACTCAACTTTGAATTCATTTGCAAACTCAACAGGCAATTCAGATTTAAAATCTAACTTATAGTCTTTCATAAATTTTCACCCCCCTTATCAATTATTTCAGCCGACCACTGACTGATAAGGAAATTATACCAAAAACAATCTATAAAGGAGGACTAACCATGCAACCAACACTAAAAGAACTCATCCATAGCGTTGAGACAAAAGAAGTAGCCGCAGAGTGGGATCGTCCAGAAGAGCTGATGATACGGTTCAACGGGCTGAAAAAGTCCACACTCTACGACTATCTAAAAGAGATGGACAGCATTCCGGAATTTAAACAAGGAATCATGCGCCCAGGTGTGACGTTCATCCACATTGGCACGTTTATCTGGTATCTGCGGTGGAAGGACGCTAGCCGGTATCGGTCGAAAAAACCGACACCAAGTGAGGTGAAAACATGACAAAACATAAATGCTCAATGCTAATGCTATTTACCATCATTGTAGCAACCGTTACAGCACTGTTCGCTTGGATGGGAAGTATCAGTTTAAGCGTAACACTAATTGTGATTGCAGTTATTTCAGCTTTAATTATAGCCACGTTGCTTGGCTATCGCATGCATATTGTTGATGTTGAGAAGGGGATTTATTAGTAGAGGAGGTTCCAGGATGAATGAAGAAAAACTAAAAGTAAAAGTTGATGTAATCGGTGTAGAAGAAGCGGTGTCAAAAGCAGAAAGATATGTCGAACTATTGAAAGAAGCCAAAACGTTGGCAGACGAATTGGCTTCAATGGAGTTTGAAATTGGAATTAAACAGGATTAAACAGTGCCTTTAAAATCAATCAAGGAGAATTTGTATGAATGTATTAGAAAAAACAATTACAAGTTTAGAAGTTGCTGAAATGGTTGGCAGACGACATGACCAAGTTTTAAGAGATATTACTAAAATTAAGGAACATCTTACTGACCACAAAAGTGTGGCGAGTGAATTATTTATTGAGTCAACCTATGAAGATGCTTCTGGTCGGGAACTACCTTGCTATCTTTTAACAAAAAGAGGTTGTGAATTATATTCAACCCGAATGACAGGAGCTAAAGGTACGCAATTCGCCTTAGCCTACATTGAACGATTTAATGAGATGGAAACAGTTATTAAAGAGCAATCACTAAAAATTCCGCAGTCTCCTCAAGAAGCACTACGATTAATGTTTCAATATCAAGAAAACACAAGTGAAAAAGTAGAAAAAGTTGAAGAACGTGTAACAGACCTTGAAGAAAATATAGTTTTGAGTGCAGGCGATTATGGTTATGTCACACGCCGAATTAATCAACGGGTCGCAGAAGTAGGTCGTAGCTTTGGAAAGTTGACGAATAAACAACGTGGGGAGCTTCATAGAGACATTAATAGTGGCGTCAAAAAGATTACTGGGGTTAGCACTCGAACACAACTAAGACAAAAACATTTTCAAACAGTATTAGACTATATCACCGACTGGGAACCATCAACAGCCACTAAAACCGTTGTACGTCAAATGAGTTTAGAACTAGGTGAAGATAATGAATAGAGCCGAAGCTTTAAAAATCGGAAAAATTATCGCAGATCGATGGTGGCGAGCAAACTACTTAACGATTAAAACGCGTCAAAATATCGAGCGCATGAAAAAAGCGACTCCGCCGGGAAGCAATGAGTCGCAAACAAAAATACCTATAAGGAGATTATAGCATGGATGATGTCAAAAACGAAGTAAGTAAAAATAGCGTCACGAAAAATCTAATACAAAAGTTAGCAGAAATTACAAATGAAATTGAAAGAATTCCCAAAAATGGGCATAACGATTTCCATAATTATGACTACGCTTTGGAAAGTGATATTAAGGATGTTGTTCGACCTTTACTAGTTGCACAGAATCTTTTTATGTTGTCTGATGAAAAATCGCGATCTGTAACAGAAATCAAGACACAAAAAGGTACACAGCAATTAGTAACACTTGAAATCGAATATACGATATTTGATGGTGACACTGGGGAGACAATAAAATTTACTGGATTTGGCGATGGTCAAGATGCTGGCGATAAAGCAGTTTACAAAGCTAAAACTGGTGCACTTAAGTACGCATTGACTTCTCTGTTTCTAATTCCGACGGGAGATGATCCAGAAACCGAAGGAAAGAAACCATTACAACCGCCTAAAACTATTAATGAAGAACAAGTAAAAACATTGGAAGATTTAATTCATACAGTAGCATCAATGTCTAATTCAAATCCAGCGCAAGTTTTAGGTCAATTAAAAACTGAATCTGGATTTAATAAGACTATTAACAAAATGACGGAAGCTGATTTTGGGATAGCATTACAAATTTTACAAAAATGGAAAAAGGCTTATGCCAAACATCTTCAAAATAAAACTCAACCAAAACAAGAAAATATAAACTCAATTCCATGGGGGCAAAAACAATGACAGAAAATCCATTAACGGTACCAGATATGCAATTTGAGGTAAGTTACACACCATCAACTATCAAGATAGAAAATGAAGAACTACTAGAAAGTTTAATTGAACAGACGACAGAACACTATAGCAATCAAGTCTTTAAATTTGATGCAGAAAATGTTGCAGAGGCAAAACAAGCCAAAATAGATTTGAATAAAATTGCCAAAATGATTGATGATCGCAGAAAAGAAATTAAAGCTGATTATTCTCAGCCGTTGAATACTTTTGAAGAGAAAATGAAGCGATATGTTGAACGTATCAAGAAGGTATCTGACGATATTAATTCTGGAATTAAGCTTTTTGATGAATCAGAAAAAGCCATTCGTATAGAAAAAATAAAAATTGAGATGGAAAAAATTGCTGAACCGTTAAATATTGAATCGGAAGCTATTGAAATTAGTACTAGTTGGATAAATAAAACGGCTTTTACGACAAAAGGTGAAGTTAAAGGGAAAATACTTGATGAAATTCACGACAAAATGAAAATTGTAGCAATGCAAAAAAGTCAGATAGCGGCTGATAAGGCGACTATTACGGATTATGCAGAAATCGCCGGACTAGATCCATATGCATGGTCAGGTTTAATTGATCAAGGGTGGTCGGTAGCCGATATCCGGGAAAAAATTAAACAGGCAGTGGAAGATAAACGCCGTCGAGAACAGGCAGAAAAAGAAGCGGAGGCTGAACGGCAGCGGAAAAAAGCTGAATATGATGCAGCTATCGCCGAAATGGAAAGAGAAAAAGCAGTTGAGACGAATCAAGGAACTTTGGTTGACCCTGAAACTGGTGAATTAATCCAAGCAGCAAACAATGAACCGTCGGTACCGATAACAGAAGTGGATGATAATCCGACGATGACGGTAACTCTACAATTAACCGCAAGCCGCCAAAAATTGGCAAACTTAAATGAGTACCTCGTAGAAAATGGTATTAGTGTGGTGCCGGTGCAATGATGGGGAAATTGCTATCCGCGGATGGCAGAAAAATAACAATTGAACTTGAAGAAGCATTCAATCAAGAATACTTACATCTACTAGCCAACGGAGAGGATAACTATTTGGAAGTAGCTGCATTAGATAATCGTGGAATATCTGCTAAACAAAATGCGTTATCACACGCTTTAATTGCTGATGTGGCGCGTTGGCAAGGTGAGTATCCTTATTGGTCGAAGATAGATTTGAAATACTACTATGAGGCATTAAGCGGCGTATGGTTTGAACATCATAAAGCAACTAAATCTGATGCAAAAAAATGGATTGATTTTCTAATCGAGTTTGTTATTTCAAATAACGTTCCACTTCCTAAAGTATATAACTATTTACTGGATGAAAATTCATGGTTTTATCAATGCTTAAAATATCGACGTTGCTGCATTTGTATGGAACAAGCAGATATAGCACATGTTGATGCAGTCGGTATGGGTAGAAACAGGAGAAAAATTAACCATTCTGATTTTAGATTTATGGCGTTATGCCGATTTCATCATACAGAACAGCACACCGTAGGGTTAACTGAATTCTTTAAAAAATATCGAATTATTCTCGTAAAATTGAATGATGAAGAACGAAGAAAACTAAGGATAGGAGGGTAGAAATTGGCAGAACGTAGAATGTTCGCAAAAACAATAATAGATAGTGACGCTTTTCTGGATATGCCACTATCTTCGCAAGCCTTATACTTTCATCTTTCGATGAGAGCTGATGATGAAGGATTTATTAATAATCCCAAAAAAATACAGCGCATGATTGGTTCGTCAGATGACGATTTGCGAATTTTGATGGCAAAAAATTTTATTTTAGCGTTCGAGAGTGGCGTGATTGTAATAAAGCACTGGAAAATTCATAACTATATTCGCAATGACAGATTTAAACCTACGATGTATCAAGACGAAAAGGCGCTGTTAAGCGAAAAAGATAACAAATCATACTCTCTAGATGGTGTTGGTATACCAAACGACAACCAACTGACATACCAAATGGATACACAGGTTAGGTTAGGTAAGGATAGGTTAGGTAAGGATAGAGATAGAAAAGATATTACGCCTTCGGAGGAACCTCCGAAAGCTAAACCTGTTCGTCACAAATATGGCGAATATAAAAATGTCCTTTTAACAGATCAAGACATGGAGAAACTGCAAACTGAGTTCCCAAGCGACTGGCAAGACCGTATTGAACGACTGTCGAGTTATATCGCATCAACTGGCAAGACCTATAAAAATCATCTTGCAACAATTAGAAATTGGGCGAGAAAAGATAAGGCGCAGCAAGCCTATGGACAACCAGTCAAACGTGAGGAAATGCCGAATTGGGACGCGCAAACGACCGCAAGTAGTCCATCTCGAAAAGCGGAAATAGAAAAAATGATGGAAGAATTCTTCATAGATAACGTGGAGGAAAACAGATGATTAATAATACAGTTTGGAAGCCTGTTAAAGACTATGAATCCTTATATGAAGTATCTAATACTGGGAAAGTTAAGTCGCTTAGAAACAAAAAAATATTGGCACTGTCAATTACGACTACAGGTTATAAGAAAGTTGAATTATACAAAAGTAAAAAGAAAAGAAGCTTTAAAGTCCACAGGTTAGTAGCTACCGCTTTTATTGAAAATCCTAAAAAACTGCCTATCGTTAATCATTTGGACGGAAATCCATTTAATAATTGTGTCGAAAATTTAGAGTGGTGCAATCAAAAAAGAAACATGCAACATGCATATGATATCGGACTTATACCTAGCAAGTTACACAAGTACAAGAAGAATTTGCTTGATGAATACAAAAATACAGATATTTCACTTAGAGCATTAGCTAAAAAATATGAAGTTTCTCCCAAATCTCTAAGTCGTTTGTTGAGGGAGAATAATGTAATTGTAAGAAGCATTTCGGATTCTAAAGATTTTTATAAAATAGATAAAATGAAAATGGTTTCTATGTTTGATAACGGTAAAGGTAATAAGGAGATAGCAGATTTTTTTAACGTTAATAAAGGATTGATAGCAACATACAGATGTAAATATAAAAAGGGAGTTTTAAATTTATGATAAACCAAGTTGTACTTATTGGCAGACTTACTAAAGACCCCGGCCTCAAATATACCGCAAACGGTCAAGCAGCAGCAAGTTTTACTTTAGCGGTAAATCGTAATTTCACGAACCAAAATGGTGAGCGTGAAGCAGATTTTATCAATTGCGTAATCTGGCGTAAACCAGCTGAAACCTTAGCAAATTATGCCCGTAAAGGAACGCTGCTAGGTGTTACCGGCCGTATTCAAACGCGAAATTATGAAAATCAACAAGGACAGCGAGTGTACGTGACAGAAGTAGTAGTTGAAAATTTTCAACTACTGGAGAGCAAGAATAGCAATTCTAGCCAAAATACACGCGATACAGGCGTTTCGAATAATCAAACGAATAATTACGCTCCTGACAATCAAAACGCAACACAGACGAATTTAGGCGTGAACCCGATAAATGACTTTGAAGCTACGACAATCGATATTAATGATGACGATTTGCCGTTTTGAGGTGAATGAATATGACAATTAAGGAACAGAAACATCAAATCGTTTTGAGGCAATGTGAAATCTTAGATAGCGATTTATCAGAAGAGGAAAGAAACGAAAAGCTTAAGCCGCTGTTTAAAGAATTTTGCCGTTTGAAACAGTTACAAATGAAACAGAATAAGCCTAAAACTAAAAAGACAATAGATATGTCTGTACGTCTAACAGATATCGATACAGGAGAAGAACGATTCTTTGAATCAATGATTGCGGCAGCTATGTTTTTAGATAAAAGTGCCAGTGTTTTTAATAAAGAAGTACGAAAAAATAATGGAATAATACAAGGCTATAAATATGAGCGTAGAAACAAGAAATATCGCTATCAAAAAGGCAACCGCAGAATTGAAGGCTCTATACCTGAGATTGCCAGACGTTTAGAAGTCGGAGAAGTGTACATTCGAGCTTTAAATTCGCAACCTACTAAAAATATATCTGTGGTTGAAATTGATCGATGGAAGGATTAGGGAGATTGAGTGATGATACTGCGATTGAAGATTCGGACTACGTATTGAACTGTGGAGAAGATTAAAGTGGAGGTATTTTAATGCAATTAAAAGTAAAACGACTAACCGAAACGGCGGTGCTGCCGGTTAGGGCACATCAATCTGATGCGGGATTTGATATTTGTGCGGATGAGAATATCACGATTAATGCAGGAGAGACGGTCACGGTCAGTACAGGGCTGTCTATCGCAATCCCAGAAGGCTATTACGGGCGTTTAAAAGGTCGTAGCGGTCTTACATCTAAGACAGCTCTACGCGTGCAGGAAGGCACAATAGATAGCGATTATCGCGGAGAAATTAAAGTCATTTGCGATGTGCGAGATGCAATGCTATCCGGTGACGTGTGGAATGATGAGTATTACTTGGAAATTACCAAGGGTGCGAAAATTGCCCAGCTAATCATCCAGCCTCTCCCAACCGTGGATGTGGTAGAGGTTGACGAACTAGACGATACAGACCGTGGCGACGGTGGCTTTGGGAGTACGGGGGTGTAGGTGATGAACGCCAGCCTAGTAAATTTCCTACGCCAGCTACTTTTCTGGCTGAACGAACACTATCGCAGTGGGCCGAGCTGTGGAACTATATTTTGAATTATCTAGCTAATTATGGTTAATCCGCTAAGGACGAAATTAACAAACTGGTTTTGTAATCATCAAAAATGAAGATTTCAAACTACAAAAGTTGAGGAGTAGAAAATATGAAAAAATACAATGTACTGATTGACACGCAGGAGGGGCAACTATTTCTGTTCCCAATCAAAGCAGAAAGCTATAAACATGCAAATGCTCTTGTTATGAGAGAAAGTTCCCGTCATGATTTTTTGGACGGACTTGAAATTTCTACTATTGGAGTTTTCGAGGAAGGAAATTCGGTGAATCTGCTTGAAAATACTACTTTTTGAATTACTTGGCTAATTTTGGGTAGGGGGAGAGAAGATGCTACAAATTCTGGAGCTTTTCGGCGGAATCGGAAGCCCGAGAGTAGCGCTACGGAACATGGGAGTGCCTACGAAATCAATTGACTATGTGGAGATTGACCAAAAAGCAGTTGACAGTTATAACGCCATTTTCGCTAGCGAACTAACGAATCAAACGCAATCGGTGGTCAACTGGAATCTAAAGCCGGATATCTTAATCCACGGAAGTCCATGCCAAGATATTTCAGTTGCTGGCAAAAAACGAGGCGCGGATAAAGGTTCTGGTACACGCTCCTCACTCATGTGGGAGACGCTCCGTATCATCCGAGACATGGGCATCTGGCGTCCGAAGATTGTGATATGGGAAAACGTTAAGGGCGTTCTCCATAAGCGCATGAGGGCTAATTTTAATCAGTATCTCGAGGAAATGGAAAGCCTAGGATATGTCAATAGTTTTGAGACACTGGACGCCAGGGATTTTGGATTGCCACAGAACCGGCAACGAGTTTTTACAATCTCGATGCTCCAAAACGAGGCGTTTAATTTTAACATCCTACGGCGATCTGCAATGCGAGATATTCGAGAGCTTTTAGAGACTGATGTAAGTGACGAGTACACGATTAGCAGTCCGTCTATGCTGTCTAAAATAAATAGCAACGACAGTGGCTTTGGAGGACGGTTAAAGCCGATAGATGAGTATTGCTGGACGATTACAACTAAACAAAACAGATGCCCAAACAGCGGTATTGTGCCAATCGGGGAAGATAAGTTTAGATTGCTAACCGAGCGAGAATGCTGGAGACTGCAAGGCTACTCTGACGAGGATTACGATGCGGCCGCTAGCGTTAACGGTAAAACTGCCTTGTATATGCAGTCTGGCAATAGCATACCGGTGACGATATTCGAGGCGCTGTTTGAAGCAATGATTTAAGACGAGGAGGACCAAAAATGAAAGTAAGCGAAGCGATCAAGATTTTAGAAAGCAAAGTATTGAAATCAGAAGAAAACTTGAAGCATTTTCATAAAGAAAGCCAAGGTTACGCTGCTAACGAAGCAAGAATTATCGCATACAACATCGCCATCAATAAATTGGAGCAGATTGACGAACCGCAATGCGAGAAGGTTGAAGTGACAGAGAAGCAAGCGGAGCTGTTGAGAGCTTTTAGAGATGAGTCGCTTTACGAATTGCTTGCTAATTGCCTTAGAGAAGACGAAGAGCTAATGGCTAAAGCCAGACTTTTCGGCTACACCGTCAATCCGAAGCGGTGGGTGGTTACGACCGCAGATTCAGACACTTGCTATCTCAAGCGTTTTAGGGTGGGAAAAGAATACGTTGAAGAAGGTATCAGTAAAGTCTGGGTTGGAGATCTTAAACAGGCGTTTACTTTTGACGACCGCGCCAAAGCCGAGGCGGTCGCTACGTTGGTTGAGGGGACGGTGGAGGAGGTATGAAAATATACGCAATCTACTACCACATCTCGAATGACTATAGTTGGAAGTTTTATGGAGCATTTGCATCAATGGAACTAGCAAAAGATTTACAAGAGCATCTTTGGCGAAGAATTAGCAAGCCGGAGAGAGAAGTCGTTGCTACAAAAATTATTGAGTTTGTTGAGGGCGATTTGATTGAGGAGGTAGCGGAATGAGCGGACGACGACAAGTGATTAAAATCGGCGAATATTACTATGTAGAAGATTACAACGCCGGAACAAGTTTAGCTTTGAATAGGAACATTCAAAATGCAACTTGGTTTGATTCCTCTATCCCGCATCATAAAACCAAAATGGAAGGTATTTGTTTAAATTATGGCGGTGTGATTTGCGATTTGATTGACGAATTACAGTCCGATTTAACGGAGGTAGAGGAATGAGAAAAGAAAAATACACTGATATGTCTTTAACCGATGAACAAGCCGCTCTTTTGGGATTCAAGAGCTTTTCCGAACCCGAGCAGTACATCCAAGTCAAGGACGTGCGCTACACACTGGATGAATTTAATCGTATCGGTGACTATCTACTTGGGCGTAAGCTCACCGACGATCAGCAGGTCGTGTTGGAGTGGTTGAAAGGAATAGCCGGTAATGATGGTTCGTTGATTAAAGCCGTGTACAATCTCTATCACCTAAATCTTGCAAGAAGTGAAATTTTCAAAGGAAATGAAAAACTAGCAAAAGTTAGAACTGCATTGAGAAGACTAACTCGGCAACAAGAAGTGGAAGTCCTCGCAGCCTTTGCGGAGTGGGGAAGCAAGGAGGAACAGTCATGAGAGAAATTATTGTGTGGTTAAGCGCTGATGGCGGTAATGACATCTACGAGACAATTACTGTTCCAAACGACTTTACCGAAGAACAAGTTGAAAAGGTTGCTAAGCAAGCAATTTTTAATAATATCGATTGGGGCTGGTATGAGAAGGAGGATACCCTTGCCAGCAACTAAGGCAATTAAATTAATCGTGAATTTGCAGAAAAAGACTAGTCTAACTAGTCTTTTTTCCTGCGAAGGTTGCATTATGAGCGCCGATTAAAAAGTTTTGAATAAAAGGCACGCTGTTTTTTGGAGTTAATGCTGTCATCTCGCCAAAAGCTTTTATGTTATACGCGATACAAAGTTTAAAGTAATCTTCTAAGAAGTCATCAAGTGAATCACCTTCCTGCTTTGGACTATCTCTTAATAGTTTTTGAAGATGGATTTTACTGTTTTTGCGATCGCCGCCGGCAGATAGTGCTTTTCCAAATTTGTAACCTGCATCTAAAAATGATTTTAATTTAACACTTTCTTCTTTATCAATCATATGTTCCCCTTCTTTCGTTTGATTTAATTTAGCTAACTCATTTTCAAGTTCGTATTGTGCTAATTTATTACGAATGTCAGACATTGACATTTCAGCAAAGTAAGAAAATTCATCAAGAATTTGGATTGGTAGGGAAGTAACGGGCTTATCACGCTGCTTCCATGTGGACAGGGTTTGCTGACTGATTGAGCTTTGTTTCGCGAATGCATAAACCGACATTTTTAAATCAGTTTCAATAAATTTAGTTACAGGGTAGGTCATATTATCGCTCCTTTTCTAAGCAAGATTTTTTAATTCTTCAATAATTTGTGAATCAACAGAAAATTTAATGTTTTTAGATTTTAAGTCATCTATCAGTGCTTTTGTTTCCAAATCATTCAAATTTGCATATCCAGTATAGATATCAAACTTGCGACCAGCAGGGGCCCAAAAACCGCCGTTTTCCCACGGATTGTCCCAAGAGTAATATTCTGTAAGAACCACCGCATGATTGTGATACTCGCTAAGTTCAAAACCAACTTGATTTTCTCCCACGTTTTGATAAAAAGAGGATTGCTTAGTGATTAGAATAGTTTCTACTTTTTTTGTTTTCATGATGATCTCTCCTTATTATTAATATTTTTTAACCAATTTTTCTATATGTTTCTTTCAATTGATTCAACTTATCGTTTTCTTTTCTAATGAAAAAATCTGCAATAATAAAAGATTCTGAATCATAATTACTAAATAATTGTTCAGCGCGTTTGATATTTTTTTTAGTTTTTATGAATGTTACATCGTCAACAATAACCGCTTTGTCTTCTTTAACAGAAACAAGTGAATAGAATTCTGTGTTTTCAACATAACCTTCAAATTCGCCAATTTCGTGAGTGTCAATGATTAATTCATAAACATCGTCGTCAGTAAGTTCGTCGTAGCATAATTGTAAGTCGATGTAGTGACTGTTAATTCGTTTTCCTTCTACATAATATTCAGTATCATTTTTTGTAATTTCAAACTGACTATTTTTTTCAGTTGAGTAACGGTCGTGTTTCACAACGTATTTAGCAACAACGGCTTTGATAACTTTTTCGATTTCTTTAACTTCAGTATTTTTGTTGAATTTAATAATTGTTCTCATATTAATCGTCTCCTTTTTTTATATCTCCCTCATCTACATTTATATTATATAACGTATGAATAGTAATTGTCAACAATAAATGAGTAGTATTTTAAATTTTTTTGTATGTTTTATGTATTGGCGTTTTGGCATTTTTACAAATTATATTTTTTTAAAAGCAAAGATATAATTGAATTAGTTACAACGATTTCAAGTTGGGAGGCATACAGTTGAAAAAAGGAACATTCAAAATGCTAGAAGGATTAATTGAAGATTATCCAACAATGGAAAGATATATTAAGCAAGTTGAATTAGAAATAGAATATCCGTGGCAGCAATCAGATGATAATGTTGGAGGTTCTCGCTCTACTTCTGCTACTTCTGCCACGGAGCGTGCAGGGCTAAAGTTAGCGACTGACAAACACTTGCGATTGCTTAGAGAACGCAAGAAAGCTTTAGATAAAACTGTACAGTCAGCTAAGCCAGAGACGATTAAAATCATCCGATTGTGGTATTGGACTAAGCCTCGAACAAAAACGTGGGATGGCATAGCAGAAGAAGTAGGCTATTCAAAACGCATGTGTCATCTATTGCGGAATGAATTCATTGAAAGCCTAGGCAAAGAGCTAGGAGAAATTAATTAATTATTGCACTATCATTGCACTTTTGAGGTCTGTCAAGGTGTTAAACTAGTATTATCAAAAGAAGCGGGAAACAGACAGAACAGCTATGACATGAGATTTCCTCCTGAAATCAACTCTTGAATGATGGTGTCTGGTTTCCCGTTTAAAATTAACTGTTTAGATCACTCATGCGAGTGGTCTTTTTATTTTGGAGGTGTGCCATGATTGATGTATCAACGAAGCAATCACGAGCAAGGTTCTATACTTCAAATGAATGGCGACGACTGAGGCAATCAATATTAGAACGCGATCACTTTGAGTGTCAGTGGTGTAAGGCGGAAGGTCGAGTGACAACCGATGCAGTGCTTGAAGTAGACCACATCAAAGAGCTGGCACAGTATCCAGAGTTATCAATGGAACCAAGCAACCTAAGAACACTGTGCAAAGATTGTCATAACAAACGACACAATCGTATGAATTACCGTGGTGTAGCTAAAAAAAGAAAATGGCAAGACGAATGGTGGGGTTGAAAGTACCCCCCATGAAAAGTTTTCATAAAAATTACAGAAAATCTAACCGGTGGATGGGGTCAACTACGCAGATGTTCTTACTAAAAGTGCGTAACCCCTACCCCCCTAACGAAACTAATACAAAGAAGGTGAGATTATTGTGGCGATTAGCGAACGAGATAAATTAGTGAACAAAGAAAAAAATAGATTAACGCAACTATTCAAAGATATTCCTGACGGAAAGAAAAAAGTAGTTGAAGGTTTGATTGTTCAGGCTGCACGCTTGCGGGTATCGCTAGATGAACTGTGGCAAGACTTGACGAATAATGGTGATTATGAAGAGTTCACCCAATCGGAAAAAACACCGTCATATGAACGAGAGCGGCCGGCAGCCAAATTATATAATGCTCGTGATCTTGCCTATCAGCGTATTATTAAGCAATTATCCGATTTACTTCCTGAAGGAGTGCCAAAACCAAACGATGGGCCTTCTGCTGATGGAAGTGATTTATTGTGACGCCTTATTTTTTTGAAGAGTATGTGAGTTTATATGAGCAAGGTATTATCCCTTTTAATAAAGAACGTATTCAACTTATTAACTATTTAAAAAACGAAGTCCTTATTCGAGATGATATCTATTTTGATGAAGACATGATTCAAAACTTTATTAGATATGCCGAGAAGAATTTCTTCCCATTAGCCAAATATCAAAAATTTATCACACCTTTCATTTTTCTTTATCGCAAAGAAGATGATGAGGTGTTTTTTGATGAGTTTTTAAACTCGATAGCGCGTGGAGGTGGCAAGAACGGTTTTATGTCTGCCAGAGATTCTTTCTTTATTAGCCCCCTACATGGGATAGAAAATTATGACGTCACCATAACAGCAAATTCCGAAAAGCAAGGAAAAGTGAGTTTTAAAGAAGTATACGAAACGGTTCAACGAAAAAGATTAGAGCAACAGTTTTACCTCACAAAAATGGCAATTACCAATCGTGTGACAAATTCAATATTTAGCTATCGCACTAATAATCCAAAAACTATGGATAGTGCCCGTGATGGCTGCTTGGAATTTGACGAAATCCACATGTTTGAGAATTCAGATATTGTCGATATTCAGCGGAGTGGGTTAGGCAAGATTAAACACCCCCGCACTTTTTACAACGGGACAAACGGCCATGTGAGAGAGGGATTCTATGACCGAATCTTGGAAAGAGCACAAAAAATATTTTCTGGCGAAGCGAAGAACGATCGCTTGTTTCCCTTCATTTGTAAATTAGACACCATCGATGAAATGGATAATCCGAAAATGTGGTCTAAAGCTAATCCGATGTTTGAAGAAGATTCACCCTATGCTAAACGATTGTACAGCACAGTGATGAAAGAATACTTGAAATTAGAGGAAGAGCCGTCGGGACGCAAGGAATTTGTTGTAAAACGAATGAATTTCACCGAAGGAGATGCCGAACGAGACATAGCGACACATGAACAGTTGCTGGCGACAAAACAAAACATTGAAGTTCCAATGGGAACACATTGTGTTGCAGGGTTCGACTATGCAAGTATTCGGGATTTTGTCAGCGTGGGTTTATTGTTCAAAGTTGATGACAAATTTTATTGGCATCAGCACAGTTTTGCTAGAAAAAAATTCTTGGATTCCTTTAAATTGAAAGCACCAATTCGTGAATGGGAAGATGCCGGCTTGGTCACAATCGTTGATGAACCGTCTATTGATCCACAGCACCTCATCGACTGGCTAAATGAGCAGCGGACAAAATACTCAATTGATTTAGTCTGTGCGGATGGATTTCGAATGGACCTCTTAAAGCCGTTATTAGAAAAAGAAGGCTATACTTATGAATTTTTAAGAAATCCACGTGGTGTGCAAGCGAAGGTGGCACCGATTATCGAAGATGGCTTTGCTAATGAACGTTTCATTTTTGGTGATGATCCGATGATGCGTTGGTATGTGAATAATTCGTATATTAAAGAAGATTCGCTTGGAAATCGTACTTTTTTAAAAAAAGAATCGGTCAGACGGAAAACGGATGGCTTCCACGCCTTTATAGCTGCGCTTTATAAACGTGAATCTATTGAAGAAACAGCAAGCTTTTCTGAATTCATGGATTTGATGGATGATTTGGATTTTTAGGAGGGAAAATATGTACAAACCACAATATCTAAATGTTGACCGTCAAGAAAAAACGGTGATGGCCGGTAACACAGTTTATTTTTGCAAAGTTACCACTACGCCTCTGGGTTATCAAAAAAAGCCGCCTGAAAAAATCGCAAACAAATCGGGGCGAAGATTTGCCCGTTAATTGATAAGAGCAGAAAGGGGGTGGAGGAGTGGCAAAAGCATTGAGTTTTGCAGATATTTTCAAGCGAAACAAAGAATTAGAGTGGATGTGGGATTTAGAATTCGTAAACGAAACGTCTCAACGAGTGTATTTAAAAAAGATGGCGGTTGATTCAGTTTTAAACTTTGTCGGGCGAACAATGTCTACAGTTCAATTCAAATTTACTAAAGACAAAAAAGCGATTCATTCGCCCTGGGATTATATTTTGAATGTACGACCGAACAAGGATATGTCCGCTACACTATTTTGGCAGAAATTTATTTACAAGCTGATGTTTGATAACGAAGTTTTGGTCATATTAAGCGACGACAATCAGTTGTTAATCGCCGATGATTTTTATCGAGAAGAATATGCTCTTTATGATGATCAATTTAAAAATGTTATTGTTAAAGATTATGAATTTAAACGCTCGTTTTTGATGGAAGATGTGATTTATCTACAGTACAACAACGAGCAACTCGAAAAATTCACTGATGGTCTGTTTAATGACTACGGGGAATTATTCGGTAGAATGATTGAAATTTCGATGCGAAACAATCAGATTCGCGGGAGCGTATCTGTTGATACAACGGGTTCTTTTAACGATGACGAGAAAGATTCACGTAAGCAAAGACTTCAAAGCTTTATTGACAAAATCTATAAAAGCTTCCGAACGTCGTCGGTGGCAATTGTCCCAAAAATGAAGGGGTTCGAATACGAGGAGTATACTAACAAGCAAGGTGTAACTAATCAATCGCTGGATGAATTAGATCGTATGAAAAAATCATTGATTAATGATGTTGCCAGAATGATTGGTGTGCCTTCTGCTTTGATTATGGCAGAAAACGCTGAATTAGATAGCAATTTGGAAGCATACCGCAAATTATGTTTAGCACCGCTGATTCGTAAATTAGTAGATGAATTATCTGCAAAACTTATTTCGAAGTCTGAATATGAAGCAGGTCAGCGAATTGAAGTGCTAAATGTGTTATCACCGAATCTTTTTGATTTGGCCGAAGCAATCGACAAAATCGTGTCAAGTGGCGCATTTTATGTTGATGAGGTTCGAAACGAAGCGGGTTATGACGATTTGCCTGATAACGAAGGCAAACAAAGATTACGCACTAAAAACTATGAAGATGTGAAGGGTGGTGAAAGCGAGAATGACACTTAAAATCAAAGTAAATGGGCCTATTATTAGCAACGGCGACAAGTGGTTTTATGATTGGTTTGAAGAAGAAGCTACGTGCCCAAACGACGTGTTAGGTGCTCTAACCGATAATAATGAAGATGTTGAGCTATCAATTAATTCCTATGGCGGCTTACTTGATTCGGGTAATGAAATCTATACAGCGTTGCGAAACTATCCTGGTAAAGTTACCGCTAACGTTATTATGGCCGGTAGTGCAGCAAGTATTATTGCCATGAGTGCCGATGTGGTTAAGATGTCGCCTGTTGGGCAAATTATGATTCATAATGTTCAAATGGGAGCAGGTGGCGATTATCACGATATGGATAAAGCTAGCGAAATTTTACAAAAATCTAATAAATCTATTGCCTCAGCCTATGAAGCAAAGACAGGTAAAAGTCACGAAGAAATATTAGCTTTAATGGATCGTGAAACGTGGATGACTGCTCAAGAAGCAGTTGAATTGGGCTTTGCTGATGATGTTATGTTCGAAAGTCAAGAGAAACCATTGTTGGTTGCCAGTGGGGCAAATAACATGATTAATCCAAAAATTATTGCAAAAGTTCGCGAACTCAAAAATCAACAGGAAAAACCTGTTGCAGAAATAAAAGTTAATCTTGATGAAATTCACGGTTATATCGATGAAAAACTAAATGAAATTAAAAACAAAAAAGATGAACCAGTTAACGAATCACCGTTCACTAGGTTCTTTTTTTAATACAAAAAAATGGAGGAAAGATAATGAAATTGAACAATATGGAAAAGTTTAACGAAGCAAAAATGGCTTTTGTCAACTTAGTAAAATCTACTGATGACAAAGACAAGCAAGGAGAAGCCTATAACGACATGTTAAGCGCACTTGCTGAAGATGTGATGGCAGAAGCACGGAAAGAGGCGCGTAAAGAAGCTGAAAGTTATGCGATTGGTTCAGCCGCAGATGGTAAATTATCTGCTACTCAACGTAAATTTTTTAATGCTATCAATACAGAAGTTGGCTACAAAGACGAAACATTGCTGCCTGAAGAAACAATTGATCAAATTTTTGAAGATTTGACAACACAACATCCTTTATTAGCAGCAATTGGTTTAAAAAATGCGGGTCTGCGCTTGAAATTCTTGAAATCTGAAACAAGCGGTGTTGCTGTTTGGGGTAAAATTTTCGGTGAGATTAAAGGTCAATTGGATGCGACATTTAGCGATGAAGAAGCCATCTCTAATAAATTAACTGCTTTTGTTGTCATTCCGAAAGATTTAACTGATTTCGGTCCGGCGTGGGTTGAGCGATTTGTACGTTTGCAAATTACCGAAGTTTTCTCTTTGGCATTAGAAATTGCGTTTTTAGATGGCGACGGGCAAGATAAACCAATCGGTTTAAATCGTGACATCAAAAATGGTACCACTTCAAATGGCGTCACAACATATCCTAAAAAAGCTGCACAAGGCGAGATTACATTTGCTGATCCTAAGGCTACTGTTAAGGAATTGACTAAACTGTTTAAATTCCACAGTACAAAAGAAAATGGTCAGCCTTTAACGATTTCTGGCTTAGTAACAATGGTAGTGAATCCAGAAGATGCATGGGAAGTTCGTGCGCAATACACTCATTTGAGCGCTGCAGGTGTCTATGTTACAGCTTTACCATTTAATCTTAATATTGTTGAATCGATTGCTCAAACTGCGGGTGAAGTTACAAGTTTTGTCAAAGGCCGTTACGATGCATATGTAGCTGGTGGTGTTAAAATTTCTAAATTTGATCAAACGTTGGCTTTAGAAGACTTAGAATTGTATGCTGCTAAGCAATTTGCATTTGGTATGGCCAAAGATATTAAAGCAACGGCAGTGTGGACGTTAAAATTAACTACCGAAGGTGAAACAGAAACACCCTAATCCAGCCACGCTAAAAGTGGCATTACCAAATGAAAATTGGACCATCGCTGAAATCAAAAAATATCTTGATGACAAGGGAATCGTATACAAATCATCAGATACAAAACCAATGCTTTTAAGCAAAGTAGGTGGTTAGATGGATGAAGATTTATTAAAAGAATTCAAAGCTAGAATGAAAATTTATCATTCATCAGAAGATGATAATCTTAAAATGATTCTGGCTGCTTCCAAAGAGGAAATTCATACTTTGGTAGGAAGCTTTGACCCGAAAGAATATCCACGTGGAAAAGAGTTGATTTTTGAACGCGGTCGTTATGCATACAATGACCAGTTGGAATATTTTTATCCCAACTTTCAAGAATCGATTCTGAATATTAGTTTTGATTTGATGGCAGGTGATGATGTTGGCGATTAGTCAAAATTACAAACGACCTAAGACTGGCGGTGCAGAACTTCGCACGCCGGTCTTTTTCTATGCTTACGTTCCGAATAATGGGCCTTTCCCTGGTGAATCACAAGAAAAGATTCTGCACAAAGCGATGGCTGAGGTCTATAACCCCTCGATGAAAGATTGGGAGTTACTAAATACGAAAAATACGAAACGTGCAGTCACAATTAATATTCGTGATCCGTTAAATGAATATCAGCCATCAAACAAACATATTGTTGAGTTGCAAGACTTTCATTTTCTTGATGAGAAAGAAAAATTTATTCGTTGGAATATCATCGACGTACAGCCAAATCCTAAAGATAGCCGATTTATCAAGATAATTTTAGGAGTGACATCATGAGTGTGTCTGTTAAGGGAACTGATGAAATTATCCGGAATATTGAAGCGAAACTTGGTAAAAATCGCGCAAATCGTGTGATAAATAAGGCGTTACGAAAAACAGGTGAAAAAAATAAGCAAATTGTGAAGCAACAAGTATCGAGCTATATCGATACTGGGAAAACACATGATTTAGTTATTACCAGCGGGGTCAAGAACAATCCCAAGCGAGTGGAAACAGGATGGGCAAGTAAAGAACGAGCTCCGCTTGTTCACTTGAGTGAATTTGGTTACACCCGCAATGGTCGTTATATTCGCCCGCGTGGTTTTGGCAAATTACAGGGTGCTGTAGATAAAATACAAGATTCTGCATTTAATGAAATGCGCGCAGAGTTAGAGGAGTTGGGTCGATGAAATATATGATGATGGAAGTTTACGAAGCTATAAAAAATGATACTACTATAGCAAGTCTAGTGGATAGCGATAGGATTAAATTTTTTGAAGCGCCTGAAACGTTGGATACATCTAAACCGTTTATCATTATTGATTCGACTTTAGGTCCCTCTACTTCTGCTTACTTTGCGGCAAATAAGGAAATGTCGAAGCAATTTAGTTATCAGATAAATGTAGAATCTACTAATTATTTAACGACTAAAAAAATTGCAAAGGCAGTACAAGATGTGATGCGAAAAATGGAATTTGGGCAGCTTACGGGCGGCTTAGATACGTACTTTGCAGAAACAAAACGATACGTTGATGCACGGCGATATCGAAAAAATACAAAAATACACGATACAGATTATTAGGGGGAATTAATAAATGGAAACTTATGGTTTTGATAAACTTTCAATTCGAGTTTTAAAAAATGACTTAACACCGGACACTACGAAAAAAATTCATGTGCTGGACGGAACACCTAAAGAGGGTGGGCCAACTGCAATGGAATTAACCGGACTTTCAAAAGAAGCTCAAAAAGTTTTTGCCGGCGATCGCGAATACTACATTGTACGAAAAGGTACGGGTAATGTAGCATCAAACTTCGGCTTGCTGGATGTTCCGTTTGCAATTGAACAAGAATTGTTAGGGTTGGTGACATTTGGAACTGACGGTGGTATTGATGGATTTGGTAAAAATACTGAAGCGCCTTATTGTGCTGCAGTAGCAGAATCAGAGGACTTATATGGCGAACCTGTCGCATTTGCGTTTTTAGCGGGTTCTTTTAATCGCGATGGGTTCTCACTTGCCACTAAAAACGATGAGGATTTTAACCCAGAAGCTGGTGAATATGTGTACAATGCGATGTCACGTGATATCACTATTGACGCAAAAACTGAATCAATGACAGTGATGCGAGCTTTCGGGGAAGAAAACGTGGAATCGTTAAAAACAGCGGTTTTGGGAACTGAAACACCAAGCGGAGAATAATAAATTATGAGGCTAATCAGAAATGATTAGTCTCTCTTTTTTTGGAGGAAAATTTATGGACAAGACAATTAAATTGAAATTGCGCATGAAAAACGGTGACGTTAAAACCTTTATGACAGATTTTGTTCCTTTTTCAAAACGACAAGAATATATCCGAAAAGAAGCAGAATTGGAAGAACGAAAAGACAAAGATGGGAACCCAACTGTTCCAACGCAAAGCGATTATTCGGAACTTCAAGCAGAATTTGTAGCCGGTTTATTTGATGATAAAGAAGTTACTGGAAAAACAATTTTAAATGGGATTGATACTCTGGAAAGCAATCAGATTATGGAAATTATTCGCTATCGGGTTCTTGGGTTCTCCAAAGAAGAGGAAGAAGCCGCAAAAAAAGCACTGGCGGAGGAACTCTTACTTGGCGAGAATTCTACGATCTAAATCTGGAGTTTGTCCGCGAAGTAATTGGAAGTACGAATATGGGAATTCGAGATTTGATGGAAACGGATTGTATAGATGTGGATGAAATCTTACTCGTATCTTCAAATAAAAAGAAGAAGAAAAAAGAAATCAAACCATTATCAGAACTAGTTAAAGGAGGTGCCTGAATATGTCTGGTGGAACACCATTAGGTAATATGGTCATTAAATTAGGTTTAGATGATGCCGATTTTGGCAGAGGCGTTGCGAATTCAAAAAAGCAAATTAGCTATTTAGCGAAAGAAATGCAAGCAAATATGAAAATAGCTGATATGGCGGGTAATTCGCTTGGCAAATTGCAATCTAAATTCAGCTCTTTAACCAACATTGTTCAGGCCCAAGAAAAGCAAGTTAACGCTTTAAAGACAGCGTATGATAAGTCATTTGATGAAAATGGCAAGGCTACAGAAGCAACAAAAAGATATGCGGCACAATTGCAAGCTGCAAACGGAAAATTAGCAGACTATAAACAACAGTTAATTCAATCTGCTGGAGCCTTAGCTGAATATAAGGTAAAAAATGAGGGTTTAACTGGAGCAATTTATAAAGGCTCTGAAAAAATGATTTCTGCTGGAAGCAAAATGGCTTCTGTGGGATCTAAGTTAACAGCAGGTTTAACCTTGCCGATTGCTGGCGCAGCAGTAGCTGTCGGAAAAGCCGCAATCTCGTGGGAATCAGCCTTTGCTGGGGTCAAAAAGACAAATGATGAAGTTGTTAACTCCACAGGTCAAGTCGTTTATTCTTACAAAGATTTGGAAAATGGATTAAGAGGGTTGGCGAAAGAACTTCCAGCTAGTCATGCTGAAATTGCAAACGTCGCAGAAGCTGCAGGGCAGTTAGGTATTCAAACTCCTAACGTTGTAGGATTCACAAAAACAATGATTGACTTAGGTGAATCAACGAACATGAGTGCAGAAACCGCCGCTACTTCTTTGGCGCGATTTGCTAACATCACTCAGATGTCGCAAAAAGATTTTGACCGTTTAGGGTCTGTAATTGTTGATTTGGGGAATAATTTTGCCACTACGGAATCAGAAATCACGGAAATGGGACTACGTTTAGCCGGGGCTGGTAAACAGGTTGGTATGTCGCAAGGTGAAATTATGGGTCTTGCTACGGCACTTAGCTCTGTAGGTATTGAAGCAGAAGCGGGTGGTTCTGCATTTTCAAAAGTAATGGTAAATATGCAGTTAGCTGTAGAAAACGGTGTAGGTGCATTTGATGAATTATCCGCAATGGGGTCAAAAGCTGGTATCTCTTTATCTGATATTTCAAAAGCGGTTCAAGATGGCGGAAAAAATCTTAAGTCTACTGCTAGTCAAATGGGATTGACAAATACACAACTTCGCTCGATGTACAAAGAAGCTGATAAGTCTGCAATTGCTTTAGAGAATTTTTCTAAAGTGGCGGGATTAACAAATGCGGAATTTGCAGACCTGTTTAAAAAGGACCCTTCAAAAGCAATTATGAAATTTGTTGAAGGTTTGTCCCACGCGGAAGAAAAAGGAACTTCTGCCATTAAAGTTTTAAATGACATGGATATTAAAGAAGTTCGTCTACGTGATAGCTTGCTTCGCGCTGCGAATGCGAGCGGTGTATTCGGTGATGCAATCGCTACTGGTAACAAAGCTTGGAAAGAAAATACTGCGTTGACAGAGGAAGCGAGCAAGCGTTACGAGACTACCGAATCAAAATTAAAAATGCTAAAAAACGAAGCTGTGGATGCTGCGATTGAATTGGGTGGCCCACTTATCGATGCATTACGTGATGGACTGCAAGCTAGCAAGCCTCTAATAAAAGGTCTGGGAGATTTAGCTAAATCATTTAGCTCGTTAGATAAAGAGCAACAGCAAAATATTATTAAATGGGTTGGTATAGCTGCCGCAGCAGGTCCGGTTTTATCAATCGCGGGAAAATTAACTGGGGGCATTGGTAAGCTAGGTAAATCATTTATTGATTTAACAGCTAGTATGGCGAAGAAAAAAGCTATGACAGCTATGGCTGCTGAAATGGCTTCGGGTGCTGTATCTGCCACATCAATGGGTACTGCTGTAGCTGGCGCAGGAACGAAAGTTGGTTTATTCGGCAAATTAGCTGGATTAGCCGGTGGAAAAGCCGGTGTGGGGGCATTGACAGCCGGACTATCTGGCGTCGCGGTTCCCGCAGCGATTGCTGTTGGCGGTGTAGCTGCTGTAGGTGTTGCCCTTTATGCAGCGAATAAAGCGTACGAATCAAATCAATTAGCTGGTGCACGTTGGGGTACGAAAGTTACTAAAGAACAGGATAAAGTAATTAAAAAAGCTTACGAATTAAACGAAAAAGCTTCTACGTATGTTAATGAATACGCTGATGGAATTGTTAGTTCTGCTGAAAAGGCTAAAAAGGCCAATCAAGAAATTGTTGATTCTATTCAAAAAGTTTTAGATAAAGAAATCGAACGCAAGAAAAAAGCTGCTGAAAATATAGCAGACGATGCGGAAAAGAAAAAAGCTGAAAATTATATTAAATGGCAAGAAACAGTTAATAAAGCAGAAGTACAGCAAGCACAAAAGAAAGTTGATGCAATCAATCAGGTACTAACAAATGCATCAAAAAATAATCGCAATCTATCAAATGAAGAACGACAATTCATTGCGAATAACTATAAGTTATTAAGTCAAGATCAGTTGAAGGCAGCAGGTTTTAGTAAAAAACAACGTTTAGCGATTGAAACTGCCTATCAAGCGGATATGTCTAAGCTAAACTACAAGGATTTGTCAAAACGGCAAGAAACATTGCAAAATGCGTTAAAAGACGAAAAATCAGCGTACGAGAAGCAAGTAGAAAGTTTAAAAACAATCTATGCTAAAAATCCACAGGCGCTTAAAGCGTCGATGGATAAATTAAACAAAGAATATAAGCAATCTACTGATACTTTAGTGACAGGATTAGCCAAAGTATTTCAAGCGCAAGGCAAAGATATTTCTCAACTGTCAGAAGTTTGGAAAGCGTATGGCTATACCACCGATGAAGTGTTATCTCTAGTCAATACGTCCGTTAAAGCATCGTCAGATAACTTAGATTTACTTGCTAAAGGTACCAGTGAAGCAGATATGGCATGGAATGCACTGGCGCTAGACCCCAAAACAGGCGAAGTCAAAACGAACATGGCTGAAACCTTAGTGGATATGGCAAAAACTGACGAAGGTTGGCAGCAACTGAAATTTATGTTGAAAAATGCCGATATTGAATCTAATGCCAAAGAAGAAGTTGCGGTTGCAATGGGTCTTGCTGGCAAGTGGAACCTCATGTATATGTCAGACAAACTTTTAACAGTTAATGGAGACGAAGCAAAAGTAGCATTATACGACACTATTGATGAGTTAAAAGCTTGGAACGAGTATGAAGCTGATCGCAAAATTCTTGGTGCAGATAACGCGGATGTCATATGGAAACTAATAGATTCAGAAGATAAGCTCAATGTTTGGAACACTATTCCAGCTTCTGATAAGAAATTACTTGCAGACAATACGGACTTTCTTTCTAAACTGCTCAATTCTGAAGAAGCTTTAAATCAATGGAAATCATTACCAGATTCTCAAAAGAAAATGCTTGCTGATAATTCTGATTTATTGGGCAAAGTATTTGCTTCCACAGAATCCTTTAATGCGTGGGGGAAATTACCTGAGCCAATAAAACAAATGTTGGGGAATAACCAAGATATTTTGGCGAAAGTTAAAGACGGAACTATATCTTTGCGAGATTATCAAAAAATAGAGCCAAACATTAAAAAACTTTTAGGTGATAGTAGTAGCGTTGTGAATGCTTCGAAATCTGGTGAAAAATCATTAAGGAGTTATCACGCGAATAACCCAGCAAAGAAAATTTTGCAAGGAACATCAGCTAGCACACAAAATGCTGCTAAAACAGGTGAAGGGGCGTTAAATCGATACAAAGGTAACAATCCAGCTCTTAAAAAATTACTAGGGAATTCTAGTAGTGTAATAAATGCTGCGAATACAGGTGGAGGAGCGTTAAATCGCTTTAGAAATAATAATCCTAGTTCTAAAAGTTTAAGAGCAGTTGATAATGCATCTGGTCCCGCAAGATCAGCGATAGGTGCGGTTAATGATTTCAAGTCAGGGCCTTCTGTTATTACTAAAACATTAAATGTAGTTGCCAATTTAGGTAAAGGCGTAGCGAAGATTTTAGGATTTGAAAAAGGCACAAATTACCATTTGGGCGGTCCAGCAATTGTAAACGACCAAAAAGGTTTGACTTACAAAGAGTTAGTTATACCAAAGGGCGGCGTTCCATTCATTCCGGAAGGGCGTAACGTATTCTTACCAAATTTGAGACGAGGATCCAAAATTGTTCCGGCACGACAAACTAAAAAATTAGTCCCGCGGTATAAAGACGGCGTGGGTGTGCCTAAAAATTCTACACTGGTTCGTAATTTGGAGAATGTTAGCAATGAGCGCATGAATGAATTAAATACAAAAATAATTGTAGATAATAGCAATTTAGAAGTGAAATTTGACAAAATGATTCGACTGTTGGAATTGCTTGTTAAAAAGCCCAATATTGCCAAGGCTATTCTAGATAGTGAAATGATCTCTGAAATTGCGGATGCAAATCTGGGTAATCAGTTTATGAAACTAAACTATATGGGAGGTAACTAAGAATGTTTTACAAAGTACAATTAAATCAAAATGGCGAATGGTTTGACCCGCAACAACATATGAGAATTGTCTTTAAAAATATTATTAGACAATCTCCCGTGTATGAAGTTGAATATGTAGATTTTGCTGGGACTAATGGTTCTCGTGAAGCCAACAGTTCATTTAGGCCATTTGAACTAGTTTTCGAAATTGATCTGTTTTTCGATGATGAAAACGATAGGGAACTTTTAGAAACAGAATTGCATCAACTATTTTTCCCTGGATATTCATATTATCTCAATCATGATTTGGCCCCAGGTAAAATGTTTCTCGTAAATCCTATTAGTTTCGAATTACAAGATGAAATCATTGCTTCAAATTATGCGAATTACAAAGTAACATTAAATGTATTTCGAGGATATGCCGAATCACTCGCAACTACGCTCACTGATTTTAGTTTGGGTGAGGAATGGCAATTCTCACAAGGTTTAGTTTCTGAGGATCACGAATACACTCATCAGACCAGTCGCTTTACGATTTTCAATGCCGGCGATTTCACGATTGATCCAAGAGAAAATTACCTGAAAATCAAAATTGAAGGAATGTCTGACGGCAATCTCACAGTGTTCAACGCAACCACTGGTGAGCGATTTATCTACCGTGGTTCACTCAATTCCGTTAGCGGCGAGACATTAACGCTTGATGGTGTCTATCCTCTAAAAAATGGTATTCACTGTGGGATTGATACAAATCACGGCTTAATCTCATTGGTTCCTGGCGAAAACAAAATCGAAATCTCCAACGCTTCACGTATCAAAACAGCGTGGGATTTCCGTTTTCTGTATAAGTAGGTGATGGAATGAACGATATCGTAATAGCAAATTTCGAGCAAACCAAAGAAGAGATCCTTGTCGGTGTTGACAGGGACTCTTTTTTTGAAAATTGGCAAGAAAACGAAACGTGGGAAGTCGGCTTTTTGGTGATGAAAACCAAAGACAATGCCCATTCGTTTGACTTAGTGGACTACGAAAGCTCTGTTTTTTGGAACGGGCAGGAATTTATCATCAAGCAAATGAAGGATTATGCAGTCGGCGCACAGCGATTTAAAGAAGTGGTTGCCACACACGTCTATTACACGATCCAAGATGGCTATCAATACGAGCAGATGACAGGGACTTTCTCTATCAATCAATGTCTATCGCATATCTTTGCGGCAGGCGCACGAGGTTTTAGCTATGAAGTTATCAATACAAACGGTGTCTTTAGCCGCATCGAACAGGAGAATTTCGGCGGTGGGAACTACTTGAAGCTGATCGATGAAGTGTTGTCGGATTATGATGCAGTGGTGATCCCTGATAACAAGCACTTAAGGTTTTATCCGCGGAGTTATTACGGAAATGAAACGCAGGAACAGATACGGTACAAGTTTAATACCGATGAAGTCCACTTTGAGATCGATACGTATAGCCTGAAAACGCAGATTCGCGGATTTGGAAAGAAGAAAGAAGACGATAGCTACTATTTTAGTCCAATCACATATACCTCGCCTGAATCTGCTAAATGGGGTGTACGTATCCAAGATCCTGTGAGCGATGATCGATTCACTGTCGCAAGCAGTATGAGTGCACGACTAAGGCGGGATATCCACGATTATCCGGACATTTCGGGAACGGTGAATATCAAATGGGCGATTGATCTAAATCGCGGGGACAAAGTAACGTTTGTCTACGAGCCACTCAATGTTTGTCAGATGATTCAAGTAGTCGGATTGAAAAAATACCCACTGATACCTAACAAACCGCCGGAAGTCACGTTATCGAATAATAAAAAAACAATGACAAATATTCTTGCAGGTCTGAAGAAGAAAGGAGTGTTATAGTTGGGCTTAATGAAATTAGTAAAAAACGCGATCAGCTCGGAGTGGAAGAAGACGTTTAATGACAATGTCGATTATTTAAATGGATTGGAAACACGAGTTGATCAAAAAAACAAAGCGACAAATAGTCGGATTGACAATTTAGTGCTGCAATCTGGGGGAGATAGTCCTAACGAGGTAGTGGATGCGCGGACGAATGCCAGTGGTGAAAAATATGCTACCTTGCGTGCGCGTTTAAATGCCGGTGAGCAGCTGACAGAACAAGAACTAGTTGAAGTTAACCGATTAATAACAGATCAGTCAGAACAAATTGGCCAATTAGAAAAAACGATTCAAGAACTTTATGACGGTAACGGTGGTGTCATTGATATCTACGTCTCTGCAGATCAAGGGAATGACACGACTGCTGACGGTACAGAGTCTAAACCGTTCAAAACGATTCAAGCGGCGATTAATAGTCTGCCATTGCTTTCTACCACAAAATTTTATATTTATGTCGAACCTGGTGTGTATTTAGAAGATGTCGTGATTTCCAATATCACAAGTGGCCAGCTTGAGATCGTAGCAACGAACCTTTCGGTAGTAGATGCTTCAGTCGGAGATACCGGCGTTTTTGTGAGGTCAGTTTTATTCATTGATTGTGGAATGTACTGTGCGGTCAGAGGATTCACGCAAACAGATGTAGCGAATTCACCGAAACGTTTTATTTATTTCCACGGTGCTATGTACGGCGCTGCAGATAGATGCCGCGCGGTTCAAAACACGAAAAATATCTATGGCTATACAGCGTTTGGATGGGAGCGATGTGTTTCTGGAAGTATCATCCGTTGCCACGTTTCAAACCAATATTATGCGCTCAAAGGCGCTTTTGGAACGGGCGTGAGAATTTCAGACGTCGTTTCAGGAACAGAAAACAATATAGTATATCGATCAGAAGGATCAATTATTTATCGTTCCGCCGGTGCTTCGATCAGCGGTACCACGATGGAATCTAAAACTTATGGTGGGCAGGTGTTTGTTTGATGAACGAAGATAACAAGATTTTTAAAACAAACGAATTTTCAATCGAGATCAGTCCAGTCGGGAAAGCTATTCAATCTAAAGACATTCAGTATTTCTCGTATGATGAGAATAGCGGCCTCCAGCTGATCCATATTTTAATGGATGGCAAGCCGCTTGATTTACCCAACGGAACAGAAATCCGACTTTCTGCCGTCAAACTGAATAACCAAAATCAAAAATTGATCTATACTCCTGAAATTGTTGATCCTCTGAAGGGAATCGTCTCTTTCGTTATTCCACGTGAATTTTTAGGATATCAGGGGCAGATTCGATGCGGGCTATATATCAATTTTTTAAACAATCAAACGATGCACGTTGGGTATTTCTACATCAACATGGGGGTATCCGATATTGACACAAACCTAACGGAATTCACCGAGGATTTTTGGCAAGGATGGAGCGAATTTGAAGCTGGTTCGACTGCGAAAATGCAAGAGTTAGAGCGACGAATTGACGAGCAAACCGAAATTTTTAATAACGCTGATGTTTATAATAAGGCTGAAATTGAAGATAAGCTAGAACCGTTTGCACTTCGGACGGATATCGACACATTGGAAACAAAAAAAGCGGATAAGACGGATGTTAATCAACTTGCAACAGATAAAGTGGACAAGACAGCTTTGGCACAGACGAACGCAAATATGGCGACGAATTTAGCTACAAAAGTTGATAAAGGTGGCAACGAACAAATCACTATGCCCATGTTATCTCAAGAAGTTAAGGTCGCGATGACCGGTGGAAGCGTGGCTGTTGTAGGTCCGAGCGGAGTAAATACGACCAATGTTGCCAATGGCGCAATTACCTCACCGAAGTTGTCCAACAGCTTTAACTATCGAACATTTCTCGCCAGTGGGGCGCTGTTAGACGTCTTAGATGTAAATGGATTCTACCTTTACAGCGCCACAAGCATTTCGGATTCTCCATTTTCGTCAGGTGCCGGTATCTTAGAAAATATTAAAACAGATGATTATATCATCCAAAATGTTACAGAATTTGCAACCGGTATTAAATATTTTCGCACGGTTCGGCAATCGGTTAGCCGTGTGACGGAATGGGTGTCTTCCGAGATCAAAAATAGCAGTATATCACGTTCGAAGCTAAGTTCCGATTTTGATTCAAAAGGAAATTTTCAAGATGTGGATCTAAACAGTTTGATTGACAGCGGCACATATCTATTAATTGGCAACACATCAAATGGCCCAGTAGGGTTTAATGGTAGCTTACTTTTGACGGTACAGAAAAACGGACAATGGATCCATCAGACTTTATCATTGCTGCAAAACCCTAGCCAAAAAGCTTATCGCTATCATTTCGACACGGGAAATCTTTGGGGCGAGTGGGAAATTGCAAGTAATAAACCGCTGTCAGGCAAAGTGGTAGTCAATTTCGGAGATTCCCTTTTCGGCAATACTCAAGGAGCTTCGAGTGTTTCAAATGTCATCTCTAATGTGACTGGTGCAGTAGTTTACAACTGCGGATTCGGCGGATGTCGAATGGCTGGAGGACAGGAAATTGAGGCTTGGCAATCGTTTAGCATGTTTAGACTTGCGGATGAGATTATCAAGGAAAATGACGATCCAACGAAATGGAATCTGCAAGATGCAGCGGTTAACAATGAAAAATGGAACAACAAGCCTACTTATTTTGACAACACGCTTAGTGTTTTGAAGGGAATTGATTTTAATTTAGTAGACTTTATCACCATCGCTTATGGCACGAATGACTACACAGGTGGAAACTTAATAGACGATGAATCAAATCCATTAAACACTGACACATTTTCAGGTGCCTTAAGATATTCGCTTGAAAAAATTATGGCTAAATATAAACAGCTTAAAATATTGATCTGTACACCAACCTATCGCCTTTGGTTTAATCCGGACGGATCAGTAGAATCTGACAGCGACACGAAGGATTATGCTGGTACAGGGTCTTTAACCGGATATGTTGAAAAAACAAAAGATATTGCAAAAGAATACAAAGTTCTTTGTATAGATAATTATTATGAACTTGGTATCAATAGATTTAATGCGCTAAATTTCTTTACAGTTCAAGACGGAACTCATCACAATTCTGTAGGAAGAAAAGTATTGGGAGAAAAAATAGGTGCTAACTTACTATCATTTTTTAGTTAGAAAGCAGGGTGGAAATTTAGTGAAAATCGAAAACTTATCTTCTAAAGTGTTTGACGAAAATAGAACAGAGGAAAGAAAGTTAATGAACCAATTTATTGATTTTCTTAAAGATGATATCATTGTCATAAAAACTGAAGGAGACAATGATGGAAATTTTAGGGATGAAAGAACAAAAGATAAAGATACTAGATACTCCGTTAGGAAATAAAATATCTATAAGCGCAGATTTTGAGTTGCCAGAAAAATTAAACATGGAAATACTAATAGCCATTAAACTAGTCGAGTTAGAAATGGAGTTTCAAGGAATCAATATTGAAAAAATAAAGGGAACGAACTTAATCATCCTCTCCTCAGGAATAATTGAATTAAAAATGAGTAGTATAGGGAATTACATTCGTTTCTCTGTCATTGATTACTCTAAACTAATAAACATTAGTAATGAGATCGCTAGAATTGCGGTGATAATCGAAGAGTTAGTCCATAATTTTTTGAATTATAGCGATGAAGAAAAAATTAAACTGATTGATATTAAAATTCTAAAGAGGTTGGATCAGAATGTTGAGATTGAGGATATATTTGATATGAGTACTATTCAGGATTCTGAAAAGATCAGCTATTTAGTACTTACACCCGAAAATTTTGATAAGTAGTGAATTAAGCATACTCAATCGAGTGTGCTTTTTATTTTGGAAAGTTGGTGAGATATGCCAAATGGAAGTGATGAAGAACTATGGCGGGAGGTCTTACAGCGACTGACAGCTATAGAAATGAACACGAAAGGTCTTGATGATGTAGCGAAAAAAGCCAATGAAGCATATGCATTAGCGAATACTAATAAAGACGATATTGCCGAGTTGAAATCAGATCAAAAAACAAATCGAGCGTGGTTAATGGGTATTTTAGCTACGGTAATTGGCTACGTGATCATGAATTACATTTTAAAATAGGAGGAAAGTAGTATGGATTTTAGTCAATATTTAGTGCCAGCTGTTATGGCTGGATGTTTAGTAGTAGGTTACTGTATCAAAAGTATTGAAAGCTTGCAGATCAATGATTACATTCCAACAATTTTAGCAGTCTTAGGGGCTTTAATTGCAGTTAGTCTAAATGGTTTTAGTGTCGAGGTAGCAATTGCTGGCGCTGTCAGTGGATTAGCTTCAACAGGTCTTCATCAAGCCTTCACGCGATTTTTAGAAGGGTTGAGTGGTAGTCAGCAAAAGGATGGTGACTAATATGCAGCTTTTTAACGGTTTTTTAAATGTTGTAATTTTGTCGCTTTTTGCCATAACGTTGATTGCGTTAATTATTGCCATTTACCAATGTCTAAAATCATTTCGTATTGAGCGATTGAAAAATGAGTTAGCTATCAAGCGTAGCTACGCAGAGATTTTTATTAGTTCGTTAAATGGTAAATTTGATCGTGAACTTGTTAAATCACAATTGATTGATGCATTTAAAAAAGAAAAAATTCCTTTTGAATTTGAAGAAATCGACAAATTGATTGAAGCTGCTAAGCAGGATTATTTGGGAGGTAATTAATTATGTCTGTGAATATGGAAACTGCAATTAAACATATGGAATCGCTCAAAGCAAAAGGTATCAGGTACTCCATGAATGGCAGCCGTACAGGTACTGATGGCACAGGAGATTGTTCTGGAACTGTCTATGCTTCACTTAGAAAAGGTGGCGCTACAGATGCAGGCTGGGTATTGAATACTGACAGTATGCACAGTTGGCTGGAAAAGAATGGCTTTAAATGTATTGCAACTAATAAAGAATGGACTGCAAAGCGTGGAGATATTGTAATCTTTGGACTAAAAGGCGCATCTGGCGGAGCAGCAGGCCACGTAGTTATTTTCATTAGCAATACACAGATCATTCATTGTACATGGAAGTCTGCTAGTGCAAACGGGGTTTATGTTGACAATGAAGCCACTACTTGTCCTTACAGCATGGGGTGGTATGTATACCGACAAAATGGTAGCACTTCACCATCAACACCTTCAGCTAAAAAAGTGAAAGTGCTAAATCATGCAACTAACTGGTCTCCTTCAAGTAAGAGTGCAAAAATTGCAAGCTTTGTAAAAGGCGGTACTTTTGAAGTTAAGCAGCAACGCCCTATTTCTTACTCTTACTCTAACCAAGAGTATTTAATTACTAATAAAGGCACAGTTTTAGGCTGGATTTTATCCCAAGATATTGAAGGCGGTTATGGCGCTAACAATGTAGGGTCTAAACCAAGTCTACCTGCTGGCTTCACAAAAGAAGAATTAACCTTTGTGAATGGTAATGCGCCTATCACTACTCGCAAAAATAAACCAAGTCTTTCTTCTCCTACAGCAGCAGCTCTGTTCCCAGGTCAATCAGTTAAATATCTTGGGTGGAAAGTAGCGGAAGGATACACATGGATTTACACAACTGATAAACGCTATATTCCTGTACGACCAGTTGGCAAGGCTGCATGGGGAACATTTAAATAGAATCAAACCCCGACTTCTTAATTGAGGTCGGGCTATTTTTTTGCTCTTTTTTTACATTCATAGTATATTTCGCTTTACTATAATAGTAAACCGTGCTATACTATATATATGTAGATGAGGGAAGCACAAAGAAAGGATTGATTAAAATGACCAAATCAGAAATTTTTAAATTAGCACACACTTGGACGAAGAAAGCTTTTGAAGACAATCGCGCAGAAGGTTCTTATTTAGCTCATTTTTCTAAATTCTTGCAACGTGCTTACCAAGTCGCAAAGCAAGCTGTCCCAGAAGATGCGGTTGCATTCGGATCAAGCAACACACAATTCAAGGGCGTGAAAATTTGGTTTGCTGCAAAAGAATACGGGGTTGGCCGCAAAGCTCAACGTGAAGCACAAGGCAAGTTAGCAGTTAAAATGATGAATGACGTTCAGGTGCGAAAGGAAACTGAAAAAGCTGTTTTATTAACATTTAACACAGCGTACGGCGAAAGCAAAAAATGGTTCCCTAAGAGCGTATTGGTAGCGTGAAAAGGAGGAGTAGAGAAATGATTGCTGTTGATAAAACTATTTATGTCACCCAATATTCAGAAGGTTCGTATGAGATAGTGTTAGTCAGAACGCCTAACGCTAAAAATATTTGGTATGAAATTATTATCGATGACGAAAGTCAAAATGGCATCTACGATTCTTTTAATGAAGCTTTTGAGTACATGATTAACAATTATTAGGTTAGGAGGAAAAATCATGATTTTGAATAAAGAATATGACTATTTAACAGCGTCAGGTAAGCATGAATCAATCAGTGGTAAGGTTAGTCCGTCTAATTTGAAGCGAGCAAACGTCTCAAATGAATTAATAAAAAAATACACTTTGGCTCATGACAGAGTTCAGACAATATCAGGACTAAAAAATTCACCAGGATATGCTACCGATAGTGGGAAGATCAAATTCGAATCTGATACCGTAGAAGCAAAGAAAGAATTGAAAGCTGCGCATAAATCCATTGAAGATTTTTTAGAGACACAGCAGATGTTAAATTTTGGCATTATTGACTTTCAAAAAGTTTTAAAACTACTAAACTCTGACATTTCGGCATATCAAATTGAAAAAAATACTGGTATCAGCCGTATGGCGATTGGAAATTTAAAAAACGGAACGTCAGATGTCTCAAAGATGATTGTTAAGAATGCTTATATGCTAAGTGAATATGCAAAATCGCTTGGAATGTAGGTGAGTTTATGCCGAAAAAATATAATTTAATTGATAAGAGATTTGGAAAGTTAGTCGTTAAGATGAAAGGTAATGTTACGAAGCAAGGGCAGATGTGGGAATGTGTCTGTGATTGTGGCAATGTAGCTATCTACAGGACATCAATGCTAATTTCTGGAGATGCCGTAAGTTGCGGATGCCTACGTCACGATCCAACTATGAAGCGTAACAAAGCAAGAGAAGCTCAAAAAGTAAACGGAGTGGAGTTATTCCGCTTTCAAAACGATAAAGCTATGCCGTTCAACTCAACTGGAGCTAAAGGAGTTTCGAAATATTTACTAAAAAATGGCGGAACTAAGTATGAAGCTAAGATAGTCATTAATGGTACTACATATCGTAAAAAAGGATTTGATACTATTGAAGATGCTAAAAATTATCGCAAACAGCTAGAAGAATTATACTTACCAAAAAAGAGCCAAAAATAAGGCTCTTTTTTAGTGCAACTAACTTTTAGCAATAGTTTCCAAAAACTTTAACTCGTTGACAAAATAGAGATAGTAGTCATTCGCAAATTTTCGAACGGCATCTGGCGGGTTGTCATGATTGATTTTTACAATCTGTTCGCAAGTGTCATATACTACTGAGCGTACATAGTGACCTTCTAATTTAACATAGCCAAATTCATTTTCAAAATACAT